TTCCAAAATCTCTCATCAGCACTATTGTTCTGTTGAGGTTGATTGATTTTCTCAATCTCTTGTGTCAGTTTGCTAAGGGTACTACCTGCAGAGGCAGCTTTCTTAAGTGATGCAAAAGACATAATCGTATTCTCCGTATTGAATGTATTGTGAGTATTGTACTGTGTAATCGTACCATACTATTTATCAAGTGTCAAGTTCTTTCTTTCTAGCAGCGTCTAATGTTTCTGTTAATTTGTCCAAACACTCATATAAGTTTTCAAATCCAAATGCTTTCGACATTAAATTAATTCTTTCTTTCATGTCTGCTGCTTCACTATCCTCTGGTGCAGACAAACACAACCGTGTATAGAATGTTCTTTGTTTATCAATTAGATCATTACACTTATCAATATGTGCTACACGAGTTTCTTTAGGTTCAAACTGTATCCTCGCAGTCATGGATGCAAGATTCTGATAAGTTGTGAATATGTCTCTTAGATCATCTTGTACTTGTTCTGATTGGAAAAATTCTGTCATACTTTGTCTGCTATTGTGTCTAATATTGTTCCTCTATAGACATTACAATCTAATGCTATGAAAGGTTGGTATTTAATAATCTTCATTTTAACCTCTTTCCATATAGGATCAGTTAAAACTCTATCAAAATCTTTTACAAATCCTAAACAAGATTCAAATACTACAAGAGTTTCTAATGAAATTTCTCCTGCAAGATAAAATTTTAATAGTTTAGGGTGACTACCTTGCTTGATAGAAAAAACTCTATCAAAGTAATCTTGATAAGGATAATCATACTCATCTAATAATGCGTAGACATCTTCCTTAAATTTATAAGAGAAAGACTCTTGGTTTATCTTCCAAGTCTTATAGACATCATCATTAAATGATTTTATATAACCTTTAGGGTCAGAGACAAAATTAGCAACGAAGTAATCTACAATTTCTTGATCTGAATACTTGGTTGCTAATTTCTTGAAGAAATAACGATCATGTCTTTGTTCAAAAGCATCTTCACTTGCACGAACTTTACCACGATACTTGTGGTAATCATACTTTTCTTTAGTGAAGTGTTGTTTCAATGCGAGATACATTTTATACACTTCAAATCCTGTCACAGTGGTAGAACTCCTTTAGAAGATTTTTTCATGTAGTTTAATCTCTGTGCTTCATGACGGAGACGTTCTTTTAATGGTTTAGAAACTAACTTAGGTACAGTTTCTAATTCAACCTCATTCTCTTGGCAGTAGGTGACAATGGCTTCAATGTAAGTGATCAATCCATTACTTGCTTTTACCAACCGTTCAATCTCCTGAGAAAATTTAGTTGGTGTCAGGAAGTTATCATCTTGACCTTTCTTAGCATCTTTAGGCATTGACTTTTCCCCTAACAAATTCCTCAATGTAGGATTTAAGTAGTTGTAAATAGTCATCAAGATTGTGCTTCTGAAAGATTTGTATAGATCCCTCTTCTGTTGCGATAAGTGTGACAATTTTCTTGACCTCAATTCCAGTTCTTTCAAGGAACATTGCTGCGTATGCAGTTTCTTGGACAAAATAGTTTTCGATGTGTTCCTCTTTCTTTTCTTTAGTGGACGTTTTAAAATCAATTACTGCCAACTCACCATCGAACTCTGCTATACAATCAACACGACCTGCTAAACCAAGATAGTGTGAGTAAAGAAATGATTCTAAACAATGTATGTTGTTTATTCGATTAAGAGTATCTTTTGCGGACTGAAACATTCTAACAGATAATGGATTATTATCCAAGTATTTGTCAAGATCCAGTTCACCATTGATGTAATCTTCTGCGATACTATGGAACGCAGTTCCTCTCTGTGTTGCCCTTGCAGTAATACGATTCGCCTCGTCCTCACCAATTTTGGTTCTCCATTCTTTGAAGAACTTAGCGTTCTTAAACGATGTGATTGAGGTTACGCTTGGGTAATATTTATCAGTTTTAGGTAGTTTATAAAACCTAACACCATCTTTATTCACAGGTTCGACCTCTAAGGGTTCGAGATCAACATCAACAAATGTAAAAGCCATTAACTAAAACCTAGATTGTACTTAGCAATAAGATAAGATTTGACAAGTCCAGAACGAACAATGTCACCAATATCAAATTCGATAGCAGTGAACTCTTTCATCTCATTAATAATTCTAATGAAATCTGAGATGCCAGACTTCTCATACTCTTTTGTTAGATCAGATTGTGCTATGTCTCCACAGAAAACAATCTTAGAATCTTCACCTATCCTTGTAATCATAGAGTCGAGTTCATGAAAGTTTAGATTACTGAACTCATCCACAATAACGATAGTGTTATCAAGAGTGACACCACGAATGAAACTGGTAGACCAGAAATCTATAGTGTCTTGTGATCTGAGATTGTCATATAGCATCTCAAATGAATTGTCATCAGGCATACTAAACATATACCTTACCATATTTTTGTATGGTATCTGATAGAGATAGGATTTATCCTCATGGTCACCAGGTAGGAAACCAATTTCTCTAGTAGGAACTAATGACCTTACGATTACTATTTTATCATATTGTGTGGATTCGTCAAGTACCTCTTGGAGTGCGAGATATAATGAAATAAATGTCTTACCTGTTCCTGCTGCTCCATGTAGTAATAAATTTTTGCCATTAGCATATGCCTCGAACGCTAACTTCTGATTATCAGTTATCGGTTCGATGGGTGTCATGTAAGATTTGTCGATGGGTTTCTTACGTTTCATCATCTTCTTAGACATGGGTTGAATTGGTCCTCCGTTCTGACCATTTCCATTCATTTTCTTTCTTGCTCTTGGCATTATGTAAACCTCGAAAGATTAGCAGTAGGATGATTCTCTTGAACCTTAGACATCACTTCTTTGAATCCATCCTCCATTCTAGGGGTGCCATAGGTGACACCACCAGTTCCTTCAGACCAGTCTTTATCCCACTCTGGGTTGTCCTTTCGCCACTGCTCATAATCTTTTAAACTCATATGGAGTTCTTGTTTCTCTTGGGTATTTTTATTTATTACTGGGTAAATAGGCATGTTAAAACTCCAATGCTTCAGATGTGATAGGAAATTCTTTGATAAAGATGTCTTCAATGGCATGAGCAATATCCATATGCTCTTTCTGTGTGCCATGTCCACCTCTTAGTTGTATATAATGTATCCAAGAACGAACTGTCCCTGTCATATACAATCTTGTAGGTGTTGCTAGAGGGAGAACAAATCTCGCACACTCCTTCGCAATGCCATTACCGAGGAGTTCATTGTAGAGATCCATCGCTTCAACAAAGTGTTCTGCAATCTTGTACTCAAGGTCTTTCTTCTTGTTGTAGGGTACGTCATCTGTGCTGTTCTGTCTATTCTTTGTATCTTGATGTCGGAGATCAAACATAGGTATCTCATTCGCTAATAGATTAGTATCAGCATATCTCTGAGAGAACTCTTGGAATGTAAATGATCTATGTCTAAGTATCTGTGCTGCAATACCACGAGTAGTTTCAATCTCTACTGTCATACTTGCTTGCTCAAAGATAGACCAGTGACCATGCTTGATACAATACCGTAGTAGTCCTGCTACCTCAGGGTTCTCCTGATTTTTAGGATTGCTCACACGAGCAATATATCCAATTAACTTTTCAGCGTCTGGTGTAACAGATACCTTAGTTACTTTCATAATTTTTGAATAATAATGATACTAATAGACCTAGTGCTAGTGCTTGCCAATATGTGATTACTGTTAATCCAAACAGGGGTGGCATGACCCAGTTCCATAACCATCTTACAATAAAAGGTTTAAGAAAGAATGTAATAACAGCACCAACTGCTTTACCACCTAGTTCTTGTTGTTCCTTCTCTGTCATTTGAGATGGATTTTTAAAGTTTTTATATACTGTCATCGTTTTTTCTTAGGTTTCTTTGCTTTTTCAGCAGGATCTGTCCACATGTTAGGTGCAACTCTACCCTCCGCTTGCATCATACTAACAAAGTTTTCTTTGTATAGATCATAATAATAATCAAAAAGATCTACCTGTTTAGATGCCATTGCCAAGTCATACTTCTCTACACCATCTACTTTGTAGATGATTAAGTAGCATGTATATGGTAATGTTTTGTCTTGTGCTTCGTCCTTCTTACAATCTTGTTTTAAGATCTTCACGAACGACCTCCCCATACTATAGTAGGAAATGCTTCAGAGATAACCGCTTTGGTAATTCTCTTATACTTGTCATTCAACCTACCATCTTTTACAAGACAAAGAAGTTCTGCTTCTTCAGCAGAGAGTCCTTCTAGTAATTGAATAAACATTTGCTCTCTCTTGGCACGAGGGAGTCTAGGTTCACCACCCCTAAAGAATCTGTAAAGACCTCTGTACTCAGACTCTAAACGAGTGTGATCAGTTCCTACAGGTGCGTCATTAGGATTATATGGAACTTCTCCCTCAGGCATGAGTGACACAACAGACTCATCAAAATTAATGATCATTAGTTGCCTTAGAGCAACACTGTTATGTTTGGTAAGAAGTTCTACCTTTTCTTTTTTAGTTTTAGCATTAGAGACCTTACGTAAGACCTCACTAATAAGCAATCTTGTATTGCTATTTTCAAGTGTTTTTGGCATGATTAATTAATCGTCATCTTCATCATCGTCTTCAACGATCATGTCACGAAGGTAAATTAGATCGTCATGTACTATTTGTCCATCTTCATCAAGCATTTCTGGATGAGTGACAGACTTAGCATAAGCAGCATTTTCAATGTAGTCTTCTACATATCCTTTTGCTAACCATGAGATCGTAATACCTAGTAGGAATGCTCCGATCGTGACCAGAACAACTAATGTGATTTCTAAAACAAAAGCTTCCATTAGTTCCTCCTTGAGTATCTGGTTTTATTTAGACCGTTTCTTACGACCAGGTTTCCTTTCTTTCTCATACAACCAAGCACCCTCTAAAATAGAATAGAGATACTTTCTGATTTTCCTTGCTCTTGGTTTACCAAGAAAACCATATGCTTCACGAAGCAATTGGTGTTCAGAATCAGAACCACCTTTGATGTATGCATCAAGATCGGAAATAGTTAAAGCAAGACCACCTGCAGTAGGAGAGTCGATAAACTTCCTAGTGTATGCACGTGTTGCCTTTGAGTCCTTCAAGTAATTATAACACTTAAAGTAAAATTTGTCATCCTCGAAAGCAAGATCAACTGCTCTCTCGACCATTTCTTCAATGTCATCCATTAAATAA